ACAGAGAGTGAACAAGACACATTATACGAGGCAAATGTTAATCCAATCGTCACATTCCAAGGTCAAGGAACATTCCTCTTTGGTGATAAGACAATGAAAGATGAGTCATCTTCTCTGAGTAGAATTAATGTTTCTCGTCTCTTCATCTTCTTGAAGAAGAGAATTGGTGATATCGCTAAACGAAAACTCTTTGAATTTAACGACAGCGAAACTAGAGAATCATTTAGAGTTTCCGCAGAAACCATTCTCCGTGGTGTGGCCGCAAACAGAGGTGTTTATGACTTCAGAGTTGTTTGCGACGAAACAAACAACACCGCTGAGGCAGTTGACGCTGGTATCTTTGTTGCCGATGTTTTCGTGAAACCAACCAAGTCTGTCAACTTTGTTCAATTAACATTCACAAACGCAAACACCGCTGATGATATCTCCGGTGGACTTTCAGAAGTTTAAGAGATAGGAGCAGTTCATGAACATTGACAATTTCAGAAATGTCTTTAAGGGAGGAACTCGACAAAATAGATTTAGAGTTTCCGGAAACCTCTTTACACCAGCCGGTGCGGACCTCGATTTAAATGCTATCGTTTCCTCTGGTAACTTACTTGTAAAAGCAACACAAGTTCCACCTTCAACAATTGGTATTATTCCTGTTCCGTTCCGTGGTCGAATCGCAAAAGTTCCCGGCGATAGACAGTATCTTGAATGGCCAATCGTCATTTACGATACCAACGAGGCCATGTATACTAGATTCCAAGAGTGGAGTATCGCTCTGAATGATCACGCATCAAACGTTAGAGGAAGTGGATTTGGTGATACACAAGAAACCGGTCTTCAAACGTGGTCAGTGGAACATTTAAATTTGAATGGAGATCAAACACTCAAGAAAATCACGCTTCACAACTGTTGGCCAGTTGAAGTTGGATCTATCGACTTGAGTTATGATGCTCTTGATACCATCGTTGAATTCCCAGTTACAATTGCTTACGATTACTTCACCGTTGATAGCGGATCTTTAGCGGCAACAAATCCGAATGATGATTTCGCACCTAGTGGTAATGGATCGGCAATCTAATCAAAGTAATATAAATACCTAGCACATCCAACTAACTGTGAGGTATTTAAATGGCAATTAATCTTTTTGGTTTCACAATAGCAAGAAACAGACCTGAACAAGAGCCGGGTGCGAACGATGTTATCGCACCCGATTCTTATGATGGTTCCTTTCATTTAGACTCTGGATCCATTTATGGTGGATTCATGAGTTCTTACGCTGATTTTACTGGATCAGCGAAAACTGAAGAAGAATTTATTAAACGATATAGATCAATGTCACTTTTTCCTGAAGTTGACATGGCAATCGAGGATATTGTAAATGAGTCGGTTGTTTCGGATAATGATAATAAACCGATTAAACTAGATTTAGAGGAAACACTTCTTCCTCCACAGATCAAAAATGCCATTTATCAAGAATACGATAGACTTTTGGATTTATTTAACTTCCACCACCAATCACATGACATTTTTCGTCGGTGGTATGTGGATAGTAAATTATTCTATTACATCATGATTGATGAACAGGCACCAGAAAATGGAATTAAAGAACTTCGACCCATTGATCCATTAAAAATTAAAAAGGTTCGAAAAGTTAACAAACTCCAAAATAGCAGTGCGATGACAATGCCAAGACTGGGTGAAGTGCAAGATTTTTACCTGTATACCAACACAGATAAATCTGCTACTTTCCAAACAGGACAGGGTGGAGTTCGGCTTACCAGTGATTCTGTTTTGTATTGTCACTCAGGTTTAATTGACTCTACATCAAAAAGAGTGGTTGGATATCTTCAAAAAGCAATTCGTCCCTTAAACATGCTTCGTCAACTCGAAGATGCCGCTGTTGTTTATCGCATCTCCAGAGCACCAGAACGAAGAGTTTTCTATGTTGATGTTGGTAACATGCCCACTCAAAAAGCACAACAATATATTGAAGGACTTGCAAAAAGATATCGTAATAAACTTACATATGATCAAAACACCGGAAATATTCGTGAGGATCGAGATCACTTCCACATGATGGAGGATTTCTTCCTTCCACGAAAAGAGGGTGGTAAAGGGACAGAAGTTTCAACATTACCCGGAGGAACAAATCTCGGTGAGATGCGTGATGTCGAATACATGCTTCAAAAACTTTATCGTGCATTGAACGTTCCACCATCTCGACTTCAAGCAGACAGTGGATTTAACATGGGACGATCCGCTGAGATCACAAGAGATGAGGTAAAATTCTCTAAATTTATCAACAGACTTCGTGATAATTTCACAAAACTGTTCACAGACGCTCTTAAAATTCAACTATCCCTTCGGGGAATCATGAGTATTGATGATTTTGAGATGATTCAAACCAAAATTAAATTTAAATATAACAGTGATTCTCATTACTCCGAACTTAAAAATATTGAGTTGATGCGTGAAAGACTCTCTGTTGCTGCCGGAATGGAGCCATATGTGGGTAGATATTTCTCAAATTCCTACATAAGAAAGGAAATCTTCGGTATGAGCGAGGATACAGAATCCAGAAACTTTGCTGAAATACAAAACGAGTTAAAAACTGGGGAAATCGCTATCCCCGAAGCACCGGAAGGAACTGAGGAATGACAGATAAAATTATCAAAGAAGCATTTCAAAATAATCAAGAGGGCTTTGCCGAAGCGTTTACTGATGCTTTAGGTCACAAACTCCAAGAGGCACTCTCGGATTGTAAGAATAGAATCGCAAAAGAACTTTTTGAAAAAACAGAGGAAGTTACAGAAACTGATGCTTTTGCATCTATTATTTCTGAGTGTATGACTGAAAACATTGAAGTTAATCTTGATCTTCCAAATGGTGAGAGATTACACGTTACTCCAGACGTTGCATCTGTTTTATCTGAAACTCACGATAATCTTCCGAAAGAAATGCAACAGTCTTTTAGAGAAATGGTCTTTGAGTCCAAAGACAAGTATACCAAGATTTTAGAAACAATTGTAACAGGAGAAGAGCAATGAGTTCAAAAGATGCAATCCAAAAAATCTTTGAAAGAAAAATGAGTGATGCAAAGGATCTTTTGGACTCTTTGCTCTATGAAAAACTTTCCGATAGTTTAAATTCATTGCATGAAGCCAAACTCGATCCTGTTGGAAAAGAAGATGGTGATATCGACAACGACGGTGATGAAGACGACACTGATTCGTATCTTGCAAACAGAAGAAAAGCCATCGGAAAAGCGATAAAGCAAAAGTCGATGAAAGAGGGAAAAGAGGAAGAGGAAAAAGAAGATACGAAAAAACTTGACTCAAGAGGTTTAGGTGTAACTCGTCAAAGTGGTCTTGGTAAGCCAACAAAAGATAAAACAGGAAAATCGTCCCCTAAAGTTTCAGTGCTACCAATTAAAAAAATGGATGAAGGTGCCCCAGAAGCACCTCACGACAGTGCCTTTGTTCATGATGAAACTGAAGCACGAGAAAAGAAAGTAAAGAAAACAGTAATGCGAGCAAAACCCTCTAGAGGAGGATCCTATTAATGTCATTAAAACTCATCACAGAAATGAACGAGGATATCAACTTTCTTACCGAGGCTGATGAAAAAACAGGTAAGAAAAACTATTTCATTGAAGGTATCTTCATGCAAGCAGAGCAAAAAAACAGAAACGGTAGAATATACCCAACTGGTGTTCTGATGCCTGTGGTTGAAAAGTATAATCAAAATTATGTTGCACAAAACCGTGCGTTGGGAGAACTTAATCACCCACAAGGACCGACTGTTAATCTTGACAGAGCGTCACATATGATCAAAGAACTTAGACAGTCAGGTAGTGACATTATCGGTAAAGCAAAAGTTATGGAAACACCTATGGGTAAAATTGCAATGAACCTCATTGATGAGGGAGCAAAACTCGGTGTATCCTCTCGTGGTATGGGTAGTCTTAAAATGACCGAGAGTGGTGTGAATGAAGTGCAGAAAGACTTCATGCTTGCCGCTGTCGATATCGTCGCTGATCCATCCGCTCCAAATGCTTTTGTAAACGGAATTATGGAAGGAAGAGAGTGGATTTGGAACAACGGTGTTTTGCAGGAAAGACAAATTAATGAGTATCACCAAGAGATCAAAAAGACTTCAAGTAGACAACTTGAGGAAAAAGCAGTTAATTTGTTTAAAGACTTCCTCTCAAAATTGTGAATTGTATAAATAACATCAGAAATTAGTATACACTAAGGAGATAACCCAATGGCAAGAAAACAAACAATCCGTGAAGCGGAAGAAACTCCAACAATGGACACTGATTCATTTGAGGATACCGATCTTTACATGGACGCAGAAGGCAAAGGTGCCCGTCTTGGCACTTTAGAAACATCCGACAACTCAAAAGAAAACAAGAAAACCATCGCTGGTGCTGCCGGTGTGGAAGCAGCAGACGCTGATCTTGGTGGAGTGCAAGAGGATGTTTTCGCTGAACTCTTTGACGGTGAAGGTCTTTCTGAAACCTTCAAGTCTAAGATCAAGGGTGTTTTTGAGGCAGAGGTTGCCAGAAAGACACAAAGCGTCACTGAGGCTCTTACCATTGAAATGCAAGAAGAACTCGAAACTAAGGTTCAAGAAACTGTTGATGCCATGTCCGAAAAGGTGGACGAATATCTCAACTACGTTGTCGAGAACTGGATGAAAGAAAACGAACTTGCAGTTGAAACTGGCATGAGACTTCAAATTGCTGAGAGTTTCATCGACAACTTAAAGGGACTCTTTGAAAATCACTTCATCTCTGTCCCAGACTCAAAGGTGAATTTGCTTGACGATCTTTTTGAAAAGAACGAAGAAACCAAGTCTCAACTTGATGAAGCGTTGGAGATCAATAGCAAACTTTTGGGTGCCCTTGAAGATTACAGAAAAACTGAAATCGCTCATGACATCTCAGAAGGAATGACACAACTGGATAAAGAAAAATTCTTTAGCCTTGCTGAAGAAGTTTCTTTTGAAGATGAGGAAACATTCGCTGGTAAACTTTCTGGAATTAAAGAATCATATTTCAGGAAAAAACAGTCCGCTCCTGTGTTAACAGAAGAGACTGAAACACACGAACCACAAAAGGTCGTGTTGGAAGAAAACAGCGTGATGAATCAATATCTCAGAGCAATCGAAAAAGGCAATCGTTCTAACAAGGGTTAATTCTAATACCCGAAGGTAAAATATTTCTAGGAGAAAAAAACAATGGAAAACGCAACACCATACGACGTTTTAGAGGAGAAGTGGAACCCAGTTCTTGAAACTTCTGCTCTTCCCGCACTCGACAGTAGTCATAAGAGAAAAGTCACGGCGGCTCTTCTCGAAAACACAGAGAAAGCCCTTAGAGAGCAAGCACTCAACGAAGATCCAGCCAACGCAATGGGTGGTGGATTTAGCGTCTCTGCTGCTTCTTCCTCTACTGGTCAACTCGCCGGTTACGATCCCGTTCTGATCTCGCTCGTTCGTCGTGCGATGCCTAACCTGATCGCTTATGATATCGCTGGTGTGCAGCCCATGTCGGCTCCCACTGGTCTTATCTTTGCGATGAGATCACGCTACGACTCACAATCTGGAACAGAAGCCCTCTTCCAAGAAGCCTTCGCTAAGTTCTCCGGTTCTGGTAACACCTCTTTTGGTGCTGCTGATCTCGCAAGCGAAGGTGTTGAACCAACTACTATCTCTGGTGCAGGTGCAGGTGCTTCGCTCACACGAGCCGACGTTCTTACCGACTTCAGAGGTATTCTGACCGGTCGTGCTGAAGGTTTGGATGCAAATACAAATGGCCTTCCAGCAGAACCAGCATTCAAAGAGATGGCATTCTCCATCGAAAGAGTCGCTGTGGAAGCCAAGACTCGTGCTCTGAAAGCCGAATACACCACAGAACTCGCTCAGGATCTGAAGGCTGTTCACGGACTCGACGCTGAAACAGAACTCGCTAATATTCTTAGCACCGAGATTCTGACAGAAATCAACCGTGAACTCATCAGAACTCTTTACTTCAAGGCTAAGACTGGTGCCCAGCAAACGGATCTCACCAACTCTGGCATTTATGACTTGAACCTTGACTCTGATGGTCGTTGGAGTGCTGAAAGATTCCGTGGACTCATGTTCCAAATCGAGCGTGAAGCCAACGTGATCGCTAAGGAAACTCGTCGTGGTAAGGGTAACTTCATTGTGACATCTTCTGATGTTGCTTCTGCCCTCGCTATGGGTGGTTTCTTGAACCTGACACCTGCGATCAACAACCAACTCGACATCGACGACACAGGTAACACCTTCGCTGGTGTCCTCAACGGTAAGATGAGAGTTTACATTGATCCTTACGCTAAGACCAATACCAACTATGTTATGGTTGGTTACAGAGGTTCCAACCCATATGATGCAGGTATCTTCTACTGCCCATATGTTCCTCTGCAAATGGTGAGAGCAGTTGGTGAAAACACCTTCCAACCGAAGATCGGATTTAAGACTCGGTATGGAATGGTTGCTAACCCGTTCGCAACAAGCACCGACTTCGAGACAATTGGATCGGCTTCGACTGGTAATCAATACTACAGATTGTTCGCTGTGAACAACCTGCATGGTAACACCGGATTCGGACTCTAATAAACATCCCTTCGGGGGTTGAACGAGAGAGGGGAGCCTTCGGGCTCCCCTTTTTCTTTTATAAATAAGTTATGCAATATACCATTCCACTTTCAGAACCCGGATCAACTTACGATCAACCGACAAACCCCACGGTGCCGGAAAGTAATAATTATCTTGCATCAAATTTTTATCAGTTTCAATTAAACAGAGTTTCAAACGTTACTTATTTTTGTCAGGCGGTTTCATTTCCTGGCACTCAACTTTCACCTGTGGAAATGCCAAATACATTAGGACGACCCAATCAATTTGTTGGTGGTCGTTTCACACATGAGCCTTTAACTGTTCAATTTTTGGTTGATGAGGACATGTTAAACTACAGAGAAATTTTTGATTGGATCACTAGAATCGGCAATTACGCTGACGATGATAAAATTCTCGCAGGATTTCAAGCAAATACTTTCTTTTCTGACGCAACTTTGCTCATTACAAATAGTGCGTATCGACACAAAATTCGTGTTAAATTCAAAGACACATATCCAATTGCTCTGTCTGGTTTAAACTTTTCATCTCAACTGGGTGATAATGAACCTCTAGCGGCAACTGTTTCTTTAAATTTTGAAACACTGGAGATCGAAAATCTTTGACATTCTAATTAATATCTGTATAATGTTCGCATGGATTTAAATCGACTCAAAGAAGAAGTAAAAAAAGACTTGACTCTCGACAAGACTGATCTTGCGTCAGAGTCTATTCGTATTCCCCAGATTCATAATAAATACTTAAATTTTTTGATGAACGACAGGTTAGTTTTGTCCAAATACGATTCAGATTTAACAAAACTTCGTCACAAAAAGTGGTTGTATTACACAGGAAAAATGAGTCAAGAAGAACTCGATGCCCTTGAGTGGGAGCCATTTGATCTTACCGTCCTTAAAACAGACGTTGATAAGTTCGTGAACGCAGACGATGATGTAATCGAACTTTCTCACAAAGTTGTATTAATGCGAGAAAAAGTAAACTACCTCGATGGTGTAATGAAAGCGATTAATAGTTTAAACTGGAATATTCGATCCGCTATCGACTGGTACAAGATGACTGAATTTGCAGGATGAATTACACACCATAAATATGGT